TATTTAACGTTTGTAACCGCTTCCATAGCTCGTTGAAATCTCAGCTTATAGCCCATCAGGAAGAACTTAACTCTATGGAAGCGGTTACAAACGTTAAATATACAAAAAGTGGAGCTTCTTATGGAGTACAGCTTGCAGAGATTTTAAGGACAAAATTCGGGAACAAAATCAGCAGAGCGGATGGGGCGAATTTCCTTTTTGACGATAAAGCGATTGCTTCCTTGCGAGGGTACGTTACTTCGGATGAAGAAGCAGCTGCAATATTAGCATCACCTTATGTGCTAAAAAGAGGAAAGGCAATAAGCGGGCACAAAAGCCACAAAAATAAAGGGCATCCGTCAGTCACATACGCTGCACCGGTGACAATCAACGGAACAAGAACTAATGTCGCCGTCGCTGTTCTCTTCTCGGATAAAGACAGGCCACACTCGCTCAGAGTGTTATTGCCAAATGGTAAAGAATTTGTGATAAAAAAAGAAGCAAGTTCCGGAATGGCGGATGTTTCACCTAAAAAGGGAGGGACACGGTCGCCTACAGAACCTGCTAATGAAAACATATCACAATCCCGCCCGGATGTCAAGCACCAGAGCCGAGCAACACAAGACAGTGCCGGAAACAGTCTCACACAGGAGCAGCAAGAGTATTTTGCCGATTCCAAGGCAAGAGACAAGGACGGCAGGCTGCAGATAATGTACAGAGGCGGCAAGGGCGATTTCACGGTATTTGACAGAAAAAAGAGCAAGCCGTCAAATCTCTATGGCCGAGGCTTTTACTTTACCAACAGCAAGAGCCATGCGGAGCAGTACGGCTCAGCAAAAGCTTTTTATCTGAATATCGAGCATCCTCTTGGAACAGACAGCCATGAGATAACAAAGGGACAACTGCTTAATTTCCTCAAAGCCATAGAAGATGATGGAGAGGACTACGATCTGTACAACTATGGCGAAGGTTCAACAGCAGAAAGTGTACTTAATTTGGTATGGGATGGAAGACCTGATTTTGATTTGCTGAACGATATCAACGCTACGGCAATAGGTGACCTTGTAGCGGCAACAGAACTTTTCAATGAAGTAAACCATACGGACTATGACGGTTTTATTCTTCCAACGGAAACGGTTATTTTTAACTCTGAGCAGGCAAAGCTCACAAGCAATAAAACACCTACAATAAATCCGGATATACGCTACCAGAGCCGCGATGTGGCGGCGGTGGAGCGGGCTAACAGGAGCCTTGAGCGGCAGAACGCCAAGCTGAAAGAGGATATCAAAGGCCTTAAAAAGCTGCTGAGACTTCAAAAGAGTGTGACAAAAGGCAGACTGTTTGACCCCAGCTCTGTTGACACTGCGGCAAAGACCCTTATGAAAAGTGTAAGTGCCAAGGGCGACCGGGCAGAGCTGAGAGAAGAGCTTAACCGGCTTTATGACTACATAGCCACAGACAAGGAAGTGACATGGGAGGGCGTCAAGGCGCAGGCCTCCGGAGCCGCCGAGTGGCTAATGCAGCACATGGAGCGGGAAGAACGGCTTGACCCCTATGCAGAAGAGGTTCTGAGGGAGCTTAAAGGACTGAGAGTAAGCCTGAACGAAAACCAAATACGTAATGGTGCCTATGCCTATGGCGGGGCCCGGGAGTTCAGAAATGCGGCATTAGGCAAATTCATTATCAGCAAAAATGCAACTCCCCTTGACAGTATATGGGCAGAGCTTGCCGAAAGTTACCCAAGTCTTTTTGACAGGGATATATCCGATGCCGACCAGGGCACGGAGCTTATCAGAATATTTGAGAGACTGCGCAGTATGACTGCGGAAAGTGAGCTGGATTATTACGACAGTGAGCTGCTTGAACAGGAACTTATCCGACAGGTATATGACAGCTATTGGGATATAAGCACCATGCAGACGGTAGCTGACACCAAGCAGGAGGAAATAAACCAGCTTAAAGCTGAGCATCGCCGGCAAATGGATGAGCTCAAGGCTGAGCATGAGCAGAAAATCAGACAGCTTAAAGAATCTCACAAGGCCGAGACCGCGAAAATCCGCCGGGAGGCTGAGCAGAGATACACCCAGAAGCGGCTGGAGCTTCTGCGGCAGGTGGAGGACGCCCGGCAGCGCAACGCCGCCAACCGGGAAATAAGCAACCTGCGGCGCATGATAAGCCGGGAGGCAAAGCAACTGGACGGCCTATTAAACCGGGGCGGCAAGGACCGCAACGTAAAGGAGGACATGCAGAGCTTCGTTGCAAGGGCACTGTATTATCACTCTGCCATCTTTGCGGATAACATCACTGCGGAGGAGATGATAAAGACCGGCTTTACCGTTCAGGTAATGCCCAATGAAGAAAACCTTATCGCCACGGCAAGAGAGATACTGCAGGAGCTGGACGGGGTAACACCCGGCAGTGAGCGGGAAAGGAAGCTAAGAGGCCGCCTTAACTACAGGATAGAGAAGCTGCAGCCCCTTATCACCCGGCAGCGAGAGGCCATGTACAAGGCCAATGTGGACACCATACTGGAGGAGCTGCTGAAGAGCTACAAGGAGCTGCTGAACTCAGACAAGCAGTACATAAAGGACGCCTATGACGCAGATCTGGCGGCATACCTTGAGGGTATGGCCGAGAAGATGAGCGGGAGAACGGCGGTGGACATGAGCGTTGATGAGCTGCGGGAGGTGTACGATGCATTCAAGGCCATACACAAGGCAGTGCTCAACACCAACAAAGCCTTTGCCGACGGGCATGACCTGAGAAGTGACGGGGCAGAGGCCGTGCAGCAGGTCAAGGCTGCAGGCGGCAGCAAAAAGCAGCGCACGTCCCTGCAGGCGGCAGCGCGACGCTTCGGCTTTGGCAACATGAAGCCGGTGTATTTCTTCAAGCTGCTTGGCTCCAAAACGCTGGTAAAGTATTTCAACAATGTGCTGAAGGCTGAGGGCGTGTGGGCTCAGGATGTGGAAGAGGCCAAGGCCCATGCCCGAAAGCTGATGGAAAAGTACAAGTACAACAGTTGGGACATGGAAAAGCTCTACAAATTCAAATCCACAAACGGAGACGAGTTTGAGCTGACGGTACCGCAGATGCTTACACTGTATGCCCTGACACGGCGCGGCGGCAGCGTATTTGACCATCTGAGAACAGGCGGCTTTGTATTTGACCCCAACAGCACAAGGACCGCAGAGGGTAGGTTGGGCATAAAAAAGGAGCTGAATCTGGACGATGCCACGGCCTATCAGTTGGGCACTGATGAGCTGGGCCTTATTGCCAGAGCCCTGAGCGAGGAGCAGAGAGATTTTGTAAAAGAAATGCAGGAGTATCTCTCCACGGTGATGGGCGGCAAAGGCAACGAGGTAAGTGAAAAAATGTACGGCATTAAGCTCTTTAAGGAGGATAAATACTTCCCCCTGCGGGTGGCAAGCCAGTACATGGAGCGGATAAGGGAAGCCGGCAGCAATGAGCGGAAAATAAAGAACAGTGGTTTTACAAAGCCGCTTAAGCCCAACGCAAACAACCCTGTGGTGCTGGGAGACTTCACCGATATATGGAGCCAGCATGTGAACGACATGAGCATGTACCACGCTTTTGTGCTGCCGATGGAGGACTTTTACCGGGTGTATAACTACAAAACCCGGGCGGAGGACAACGCGGCAATGGAGAGCGTAAATGCGGCCATACAGAACGCCTACGGCAAACCGGCGGCAGAGTATGTGGACCAGCTTTTAAAGGACATCAACGGCGGAGCCATCCGGGACCCCAGGGCAAGCCTGACAACGGCCCTGGTGGGCAAATTCAAAAAGGCGTCCACCTTCGCCTCCGCTTCCGTTGTAATCCAGCAGCCCTCCTCCGTAGGACGCGCCTTCGCCCTGATAGATCCCAAGTACTTCACCGGCCGGAGAATGGACAATCTGGCCCATTACGCACGGTGGGAGGAGATAAAGAAATATGCGCCGGTGGCCATAATCAAGGAGATGGGCCATTTTGACACCAATATGGGGCGCAGTACCTCCGACTACATTCAGCAGAAGGAATACAAGGGGCTCAAGGAGAGAATAAAGGGCATTGTAACTGACGAACAGTATAGAGACGATGTACTCTCCCGACTGCCGGCTCTGGCGGATGAAATAACATGGTGCTACATCTGGGAGGCTGTCAAGAGAGAAACGGCGGCAAAGCAGCCGGGGCTTAAAAACGGCAGCGAGGAGTTCCTGAAAGCGGCAGGCGATAGATTTACCGAGGTCATACAGGAAACTCAGGTGTATGACTCGGTATTGAGCCGCAGTGCCTACATGCGCAGTAAAGACAGTGGAATGACCATGCTGACATCTTTCATGGCAGAGCCGACTACCACAATGAACATGGTACTCAATGCCATTGTCCAGGGCAGGCGGGGAGATAAGGCAGCAGCCCGCAAGGGTATAGGCGCGGCACTCACCTCCGTTGTTATGAACGCGGCCCTTGTATCCATTGTTTACGCAATGCGCGACGATGATGAGTATGAAACCTTCCTTGAAAAGTATCTGGCCAGCTTCGCGGTGGAGATAGCGGATGGGGTAAATCCCTTTACCTACTTCCCCGTTATCCGGGACATCTGGAGCGCGGCTCAGGGCTACGACATTGAGCGGGCGGACATGTCCCTTATCACAGACCTTATGGACAGCATCAACAACACCACAAAGCTCCTGTACCAGGACACCAGCAATATGAGCGAGAAGGAGCAGGAAGCATGGCTCAAAAAGCTCAAGGATGCACTGTGGAAGGATGCAGACTACATCACCGCTCTTGTGGGTCTGCCGGTAAAGAATATCCGCAGGGATATTATGGCGGTGGGCAACACCATCGGGACGCTGGCGGCGGACTACAAAACCTCTCCTGAGGGCCTTAAAAACGTGGTGGGCGAAAGCCTTGTGTCTGCTGTACCCTTCCTTGGCCAGAGACCCAAGGACAGCAAGGGAGACCGGCTTTACAACGCAATTATGGCAGGTGATAGAGAGTATGCAGACAGGCTCCTTTCCTCCTACGCTACGGAAAGTGCAGCAGCGACCGCGCTGCGCAAGGCCCTGCGGGACAATGAGGACCGCATTGTGTTGGCGGCTGCAGCAAGGCTGGACGGCAATACAGACGAGTATGTGCGTATTTATGAAGAGCTTCTGGCGGAGGGTAACTTTGACAGGGACGACATCATAAAGGCCATAGAAAGCGAAATGAACGCCATGAGCGACAGTGGCAGCAGCTCCACCCCTGCAAGTCCCGAGCTTATAAAGGCCAAGGACTATTACCGGGCCATTGCTGCCGGCGACAGCGAGGCCATAGAGACAGTGGTGGAGATGTACACCCAGCAGGAAGAGGCCAAGGGCAAGCTGCCTGAGGACGCACTGAGCAGCCTTGAAAGCGGCGTGACCTCCACAGTCAGAACAGACTACATGGAGGACGGACTTACAAGAGATGAAGCCAAGGAGCTGCTTATCAAGTACGGAGGCAAAGCCGAGGACGACGCAGAGGCCTATCTGAAACGGCTTGACTTTGAAAAAGAGTACGGATTTTCCTGGGACGAGCGGGAAGAAGCCTACCGGCGCGGGGAGATAAGCCAGGAAGAGTTGCAGCAGGGCTACATGGACATGAAGGGCATGAGCGAAGAGGAGGCCCATTACGAGGCTGAATACATTGCGGTAACATCTTCAAGCCCAGAACTGAGGGTGCTGACAGTGGGCCAGTACAGAGGTTATTACACGCCGCCTGACGGCTGGTACACAAGTCCGGCAGACATGGGTATTGACCTGAGGACATACGCGCAGTACCGGCTTGCAATATCCACCATGCGCGGAGTAGATGCAGACGGAGACGGCGATACCGACAGAAACAGCAAGAAAAACCAGATTCTTGAGTATATCAACTCTCTGCCTCTGACACCGGAGCAGAAGGATTTGCTGTATTACCAGAACGGATGGTCGTCCAAAAACCTCAAGAAAGCACCCTGGCATTAAGTAAACAAGGAAGCAGCATCGGGAATCCGGTGCTGCTTCTGATTTAAGGAGGGAATTAAATTGAACTATGTAGACTATCGGTTCAGCCTGGATGTGCAGGAGATAGGCTCTCAGGTGTTTTTGACCGTCAAGCAGGGGGACACCAACCGGAGGCTCATCATCAACCTGACGGAGGGCCACGAGCCCTACACCATAGTGGAGGGCTGCACGGCGGTGCTGGCAGGCACCAAGGCTGACGGCAATGTTATCTTCAACAATGCCGTAATTGAGGGTAACAACATTATCTACGACTTCACCGAGCAGACCGTGGCGGCGGTGGGCAGTGTGAAATGCGAAGTGAGGCTTTATATGGAGGGGCGGAAGCTGTGCTCCCCCAACTTCACTATCAGCGTGCTGCCGGACGCGGTGGGTGATGCACAGATTGAAAGTCTCACGGAGGTAAACACCCTTACCGGGCTTATCAATGAGGCAACGGCCCTTATTGAAGGTGTGAACGCAGACCTTGAAATCGGGGCCTTTGTACCGGAGCTTGAGATAGGCATTGTGGAAACGCTTCCCACCGGGGCAAACGCCACCGCCAGCATCACCGGTAGCGGCAAAAACCCGGTGCTTAATCTGGGCCTGCCCCGCGGACCCATCGGCACTGCGGACGGGCTGGTTGTGGATGCGGTACTGTCGAAAGACAGCACAAATCCCATACAGAATAGGGCTGTCGCCGAAGAATTTGAAACCGTGAGAGCCGAGCAGCAGGAATATTCACAGGGGGTGGCGGAGGCCTTTGCCATAGTGGGAGAAAACCTTGAGGACAAGGTGGACAAGGTCCCCGGCAAGGGGCTTAGTACCAACGACTTCACCACAGCGGAAAAGGAAAAGCTGGCAGGCATAGAGGCAGGGGCAAATAAGTTTGTGCTGGCAGACGGCGCGGTCACTTATTCCAAGCTTGCTACCAATGCTAAAAGCAAGGGTGTAGCGGTTACTCTTCCCGCCTCAGGTTGGGCAGACAACACACAGACTGTTGCTGTTACAGGCGTGACGGCTGACAATAACGTGGTTGTGGGGCCTGCGCCGGAGAGCCGTGAAGCGTGGACCGATGCGGAGATATATTGCAGCGCACAGGGCAACGGGACTTTGACTTTTGTTTGCGGTTCTGTTCCTGCTGAAAATGTCACAGCTAATGTTGTTATTCTGATTTAGGTGGTGGACTGAATGATAATTAACGAATCAGGCGGCGGTGCCGGGCTTAAGCTTAAGGTTGTGGGCGGCACAGCAGCCCCCGCCAATCCCCGGGAAAACACCGTCTGGGTGAATACCGATACCGAGATAGAGGGCTGGGCCTTTTCCTCAGCCCAGCCGGAGAGCCCCAAGGAGGGAATGCTGTGGTTTAAGACCACCACCGGCTCCTCGGCGGCTATGAATATCGACAAAAAGAACACCGTGATGCTCTACCCCGGCGGCTGTTCACAGTACATCGGCGGTGCCTGGGTGTCAAAGGACGCACAGAGCTTTATAGGCGGCAAATGGGTGGACTGGCGCATTTACTTCTACAACCGTGGTGATGAGTGCACAGACCTTACCGGCGGCTGGCTTGCTATGGGCAACCTTGCAAATTCAAGCGGTCAGGGCAAGGCCATCACTCCAAGCGTCACAAGAAATGCCGACAGCATGGTAATTGGCTTCTCCGGCGCACAGTACGGCGTGGGACATGTCTACACCCAAAACCGTATTGATTTGACGGAGTTCAAAACAATAACCATAGAGGGAGAATCCGCCTGCACCAATACTAACCCAAGCATAAAAGTAGCATCGGCTGAGCCTGCCGCAGGCAAATACTGGCCGAGTGTAGCAAGTGCGGATTTGCCAAAAACAGGAGCGTTTAAAATATCGCTTGATGTCTCTGCACTGAGCGGATTGCATTTTATTGCCCTTGGTTTTTATAATACAGCCTCAGCTACCAGTACAGTCACTATGTTTGATTATTACGGGGAGGTATAAGCATGATAATCTATATTGACGCAGACTGCCTTTGCCACAGCTCCCCGGCTGAGGGCCTGAGGGAATTTGATGTGCCTGATTTTGACGGCAAGTGTGCTGCTTACATCGAGGGGACACGCTATGTGCCGCCCGGCGAAACATGGACACGTCCAGACGGTAAGGTATTTACAGGGGAGATGATAAGCCCTGCAATTGACAGCCGTGTTCGTGAAGCGTATCAGGCACAATATGAGGCCATGCTGCCTGAGCTTGAACAGATAAAGACGGACTTAGCCGACGCTGACGAAGCGTTGAATATCATGGAGGTACATGCTAATGACACGGAGTGAAGCGGCTGAGATATGCAGGCAGGAGGTTAAGGAGGCTCTGGAGGCCATCTACAACGCCCTTAACTCCGGCCAGCAGAAGCAGCTTATGAAGGATGAGAAGGTCAAGGCCATATTCGATAGATATGGCGCAGAGTATTAAGGAGGATAAAAGATGAGAGAAGTAAAAGTACCCGATTTCATGCAGCCCTTTGAGGTCATCGTAAACGGCGTGAAGCATGTGTTCCCCGCAGGGAAGACCGTCACTGTGGAGGACTACATTGCGGACATCATCGAGCAGAGCGTGCCTCCCAAGGCGGAAGCCAAAGTGGAGCGGGTGATGTGGGAGGACATCGGGAACAGGCCCTTTGGCTATTCCCCCACAGGCGGTGACACGCTGACATGGGATGGCAATACTGAGGGGCTTGTATCTACTGTTGGGGACGACTTTGCCCTATACAAGGTTTGTGATGTCGTTCCGTCTGTGGAAGATGTGATGAAAGGAGCTATAATCTCTATCTCCACTCCTATGGGAAGTGCAATTTACCCCGTTGAAGCGATTGAAATGGGGCATGGTGCTTGGGCTACTGATGTGTTTTTTGGTGTACCTGAAAGTGCTGTGGGTATCGACTTAGATGGGATTGTGTTTAGCGAAAGTGGACTTTATGCTGTGGACGCAGGCAGTGGAACAACAATAAGTTTGCAAATCAACGGCTACACAGGCTTCCCGGTCTTGAAAAAGATAGAGCCCAAGTATCTGCCCGAAACAATACTCTTGCACTTAGACGAGGATAAATATCTTTATGAAACCCCTGACACAAGCGACCCCGCAAACCGTATAACAATGGCGCGGCTTAAGGAAATTGCCCTGAGCCCTTGCCAGAAATATGTTTACGGGGAGTTTGAAGGCGGACACGCTTATGTTTCTGTCCTTACCATACAGTTTGTTGAAGACTTAGGCTATGGGACAGTTCTGGGGGTAGAAAGTTTGGGTGGCTACACCGCCGAATACACGCCGAGCACATAAGGAGCCAATATGATTAAGATAATCCTTATATTGCTTGCGGCAACGGCTGCGGTCTGTGCCGCATATACAGGACCGATATCGCAAGAGGAAACCCCTGTTATTACAGAAACGATAGAAACACCTGAGATAACAGAGCCGATAGAAACACCTGAGATAACAGAGCCGATAGAAACACCTGAGGTGGTATGGGAGTATGAAGCTCCCGCACAGCCTGAGACGGAGGCAGAACAGCCCATCGACGGGTCGGATGTGTCCCTGCGGGACTTGTGGGAGATGTCGTATGAGTGAGATAAGAGGAGTAGACCTGTCCTCATGGCAGAGTGAGCTGAAGGACGGAGCGGTGCTTAATAACGCTAAACGGATATGGCAGATTCTGCGAGCTGCCGGTATGACTGAGGCCGGGGCCGCCGGAATTCTGGGCAACATGCAGGCCGAGAGCGCTCTCCGGGCCAATAACGCTCAGGACGGCATGACCAAGCTCAGTGACGCGGACTATACCGCTCAGGTTGATAACGGCATATACGCTAATTTTGCCAGAGACAGCGTGGGCTACGGCCTTTGCCAGTGGACATTCCCAAGCCGCAAGGCTGCGCTGCTGGCCTTTGCAAGGTCGCGGGGCGCAAGTATAGGCGACCTTAATATGCAGGTGAATTTCTGCATTAAGGAGTTGAAAGAGGATTTCCCGGCCCTGTGGTCATTCCTCACCAGCACCGCAGACCTTGGCAAGGCAACCGAGCGCATCTGTAAAGAATACGAGCGACCTGCGTACAATAATGTTGCTGAACGACTTGGGTATGCTGAAAAATGGCTGTTTGCTCTCCGGGGCGAAGAGATTGCCACGGCTCCTGCGGAGCCTCGCAATGACACTTACTGGCCGCCCAGGACTATCGCGGTGGGTATGAGCGGGCCGGACGTTCTTCTCTGGCAGGCCCTTATGAACTGCCGGGGCTTTGAGTGCCCCATTACCGGCGACTTTGATGAGGCCACAAAAGAGGCTGCCATCAAGTATCAGCAGAGCGCGAGACTCACCCCCGACGGCATCCCCGGCCCCATGAGCTGGGGTGCTGCGCTGACTATAGAGAAAGGGGGAGTATAGATGTGGAACTAAGAGACTTTTTAATGTACGTGGGCGGGGGCCTCCTTGCGCTGATGACGCTGGTTGAGATAACGCCTATTAAAATTAATCCCTGGAAATACATAGCGAGAAAAATTGGGGGGGCTATCAACGCGGAAGTGCTTGCAGAAGTCAAAGCGACACGGGCAAGGCTCGATGCTCACATAGAGTCTGACGATGAAAGAAATGCAGATGACCGGCGCACGCGTATCCTCAGATTCAACAATGAGCTTATAAGGAATATCCCCCACACCCGAGAGGACTTCATAGACGTTTTAGCAGATATAGACGTTTATGAGGCGTACTGCCGGATACACCCGGAGTACAAGAACAACCGCGCTGTGCATGCAATAAGCAACATTGGCCGGGTCTATGATGAACGGCTGGAAAAACATGATTTTGTAAACTAAAATTAAGGAGGAAAAACAAATGGAAATGGTAATTATCGAAGTAGTAGTAAACGTGCTGGGCTCTCTGGCAATCACCGCCCTGGGCATTCTGGGTGCATGGCTCACCGCCAAGATAGGCCAGAAAAAGGAACTGGAAACCATACAGACTGCACAGTATGAGGCGTTCAGACTGGCTCAGGAAACTGTACTTGAGCTGAAGCAGACTGTGGTTGACGGGCTCAAGGCCAGTCATGAAGATGGCAAGCTTGCAAAGGATGAAATTATTATGCTCAATAAGCTGTTGGTGGAAAAAGTTATAGAAAAAATGGCAAGCCCCACCGAGGCACTGTTGAGAGCGTCCGGCGTAGACCTGGAAAAGCTCATCGTTGGCGCAGGCGAGGCAATTATCGCGCAGATGAAGCAGGGCTAAAAAGATGGAGTACGCCAGAGCGAGAGGCCGGTTGCCGGAGCCTCTTGACGGCCTACTCGCATCACAGCTTTTGACAGCAATTGAAGAGGCCAATCTGGGCGCGGCTGACACGCACATTGTTAAACGGTATATGGTAGACAGGCTACCCCAGATTGACATAGCGGTGGAAATGGGGCTTTCGGAGAAAACAATTTCCCGAAGGCTCCATTCCGCTACACCAAGAATAAAGGGCACATTGCCCCAGTGAATTACTCCCCCGTATTTTCGGATACGGGGGAGCTTTTTCATGTCCGCTATGTGTCCGCTAAGCGTCCGGTAACTGTCCGATAGGAGAGCGGGAAAAACCTTATCATTATATCCAGAAAGGAGCTGATAAGGTGAATTACCCTAACTACTACGGCAACAACTACCAGCAGCAGTATGTACCCTACCAGCAGCAGGAGAGCTTTCCCTGCCGTCCGGTGACCAGCCGGGAAGAAGCGTTGGCAACCCCGGCCGACTTTATGCGGCCGCTGCTTCTGCCGGACTTCGCGCACAACTGTGTTTACGTCAAGCGGGTAAACCCCAACACCGGGGCAAGTGACATTTTAGAATACCGGCTCTTCATCCCGGAGGCCGCGCCGCAGTATGTGACGCGGGAAGAATTTGAGGCATTCCGTGAGGAATTTACCCGCAAGCCCAAGGGAAAGAAGGTGAGCGAGGATGAATAACTTCGTGCAGCTTATCTCCCTTGCCAAAAACGGCGGAAATCCTATGCCCATGATACAGCAGATGGCCCAGAGCAATCCTCAGATGGCCCAGGCAATGCAGTTTATCCAGGGCAAAAGCCCCCAGCAGCTCCAGCAGATAGCCATGAACATGGCAAAAGAACGCGGCACCACGGTCGAGCAGATAGCGCGGCAGATGGGGCTTTTCTAAAACAGCATACTCCTTCAGTTCTGCAGGTCTTGATAAAAACTGCTCCTACTTAAACACAGCAGGAGCGTACGGCCTGATGTGGATATAAAAACACACTTTACTGAAAGGAGAAAAATTATGGCAGACAATGATTTCAGCATGGGATACGCACTTGGCCGTGACGGCACCAACAACTGCGGCGGCTTCGGCGGCATGTGGGGGGATGGTCTGTGGGCCATTATCATCCTTGGTATGCTCGGCTTTGGCGGCGGCTTCGGCGGATACGGAGGTGGTTACATGAACGGAGCACTGACCCGCGCAGAGCTGTATGACGGCTTTGCACTCAACGGCATTGACAACGGTGTGCGTGGTGTTCAGCAGGGTATCTGCGATAGCACCTTTGCCCTGAATAACTCTCTCAAGGATGGCTTCTACGGCCTGCAGGGTACACTCTGCAACATGAGCCACCAGATTTCCGACTGCTGCTGCAGCACCAAGCAGGCTATCGCAGACAGCACCCGTGAGATTCTGGGCTATCTGACCAATGAGAAGATTGACTCTCTGCGTCTGGAGAATCAGGCACTCAAGTTCCAGGCTTCTCAGGTCGCACAGAACCAGTTTATCACTCAGGTGGGCTCTGACATCGTCAACAGGCTGCAGCCTCCCCCTGTCCCCGCTTACACCGTACCCAATCCCTACACCGGCTATGGCTACGGCTATGGCGCATACAACTCCGGCTGCGGCTGTGGCTGCGGCTGCTGAGTGACACATTATCGGGGGCGGCTTTCCGCCCCCTGAGAAAGGAGAATCTTTATGAGATACTGCGGTTATATCAAAAGACTTTGCCCCCGGCTCGTGTTCAGTGACACAGTGGCATTCGTCGGCGGCAACCTTGTAATCGACCTTCCGGCAGGCAGCTACAATGCGGGGCAGGAATACTGCATCGTAGTGTCTGAGGCTATCCCCGCAACTACCCTGAGGGGCGCACCGGTGTACTTCACCATCGGCGGCGGTGCAGTGCTCTATCCGTTCGTGTCATGCAATGGGACACAACTGACTGAGCGCGTTATCGACAGCCGTACTCGTTATTCTGTTTGCGTGAATACCACGGCGAGTGGCGGTTCCTTTAAGCTGCTGGGCAAAGCCTGTGTGCTGCCTCTGAATAATGCGCTGCCCTCCATCGACGGCACAGCTCCTGCATAAGGAGGTAAGGCCATGAACGCGACTATGAGGTATGCGCTGCTGGAACAGCGGCGCAGAAACAGCGACGGCACCTTTGCCGAGGACAGAGGCAGAATGGAAAACATGCGCATGGGCGGCACACGCCACGAAAATACCAATAGGTACGAAAATGCCAACCGCTATGAAGAGGACCGACGCATGGGCGGTGACACTCACCGTCGAGTAGAGCCCGGGCGCGACACTCCTACTTATGAGCAGGGGAACGGCACCTTCCGCATGCGTTATGAGGACGGCGAAAACCGTCGCATGATTGGCTTTGGCGGGGAGGATAGCCGGTACATCGGCCCTTTTAAAGGGGACGAATTTGAGCACCGTCAGAGCACCAAGGAGCACGGCTACTCACACTCTACAGTCACCATGCCCTTAGACCGGCACAAGGCCGAAGAGTGGGTAAAGCACATGCGCAACGCTGACGGTACCACCGGGCCCCACTGGACCTATGAGCAGGCCGAGAAGCTGATGAGGCAGAAAGGCATTGACTGCGACCCGGTTATCTTCTGGGTGTGCATGAACGCCGAGTACAGCGACCGGTGCAAGGTCAACAAGGACTATGGCGTGGGCAGCATAGACTTCTACGCTGATTGCGTCCGGGCCTTCTGGCTGGAGGACGAGGACGCGGTGGAGGACAAGCCTGCGGCGTACTATGCCTGCATCGTAAAACATTAATTTTTTACCGGAAAATTACCGGAGCGAATTAAAAAACCTTGATATATCAATGGTTTTAGCGTTTAACACGTGGGTTCGAGTCCCACCACCGGCACCAAAAAACGGAAACCCTGAGAGCCTTGTGTTCTCAGGGTTTTTCTTGTGATACCAATGGTTTGCGGGTTTTTCTCGGTGAGTTTTTTATCACTTGTGTTACACCTAAAATAACAACATTCCGGTAAATAAAACGAATTTTTTACCGGAAAATTACCGGAAGGCAGAGCTATTTTTTGGTGCTTTTCCGGGTGTAGTGGCGTTTCATTTTTTTGATATCCCTGTCAAGGTCCGCATTGTGAGTATAAATTTCATCAACAATTTTACTGTTGGACCATCCGCCCACCGTCATGGTGGATTTTTTTGTCCAGTTCAGGTGATAAGCCAGAGAAGCAAAAGAATGTCTCAGGCCGTGCACACCGACCAAGGGGAGATTATTCTTTTTACAGAGGCGGTTGATCTGGTCGTATAGCCGCTTTTCAGAATAGTCGGCCACATACTCACGGGAAAGGACCTCAGGCGTCAGCAGCTCCTTGAGCCGGGGAATAACAATGGGAATGGTGCGGAACGACGCATCGGTTTTGGTAAGGGGCTCAAAAAGCACAAGGCCGTTTTCGTCCAGAGTGCGGGAGCCGATAATTTTAATCTCCTCTTTTTTCAGATCCACGCAGGCAGGAGTTACCGCGATAAGCTCAGAGTGGCGCATGGAGTGCAATGCCATAAGAGCGGCCAGCTCGCAGTCGGCCCCCTCAATGGCGTCAAGGAAGCTGTCTATCTCTTTGTAGTTCAGCCAGGGACGCTCCGCCTTCTTCCCCGGCTTGGGGAGCTTAACTGCGGGCTTAGGTGCGCCGTGGAAGCTGAGCGTGGAGGTAATAAGGCTCCAGGCGTTTTTGACCGTCTTGGCGGACACCTCTTTATTCTCGTCGTTAATGGCTGCCTGCCAGTTTTGGGGCTGGTATATATCCCAATTCATGCACTGCTGGAAACGGTGCTTGCGGTAGCTTTTAAAAGAGCGGAGGGTGGATTTGCGGATGATGGTATCTGTAGAGTCAAGCATAGCGTCTATGGCGGGGCCCAGCTTCATGCTTTTGACCTTGGCAGCCTCAACCGCGCCGGACTTTATGGCGCGGACATTGGCCTCATACTGCGCCAGCGTGTCCCCACGGACAGAGACGCGCTCCCCTTTCACCATGATTCGCTGATAATAGCTGCCATCCGCAAGCCGGTCGGGCTTGGGGATGCGAAAGTCATGTTTTTCTGCAATCTGCTTTTTGCCGCACCAATTGCAAAAAAGAGAGTTCTCGGGAAGCTCTCTTTTGCAGGCTTTACATTTCATGTGGTTTCTCCAAACGCTCACGCAGCATTTTTATTTCAGCCTTATACTCTCTAATAGCCTCGCGCTGGTCTTTTATTACTTCCTCTTTTTCCTGCATGGCATACTTGCGATGGTCAAGCTGCTCGTCCTTTTTTTTGAGCAATTCTTTGTGGAAATCAGTAAGCTCAATAAGAAACTTAATTTTGCGGTCAGCTTCAGCTCTTATCTCTCGCATTTCAGCAGCATAAGAAGCGTGGATGTCCTCAAGGGCTTTTCTGTATTCGGCGTTGTCCTCAAGGGCTTCCTTGAGCTTTTCAGAGGCTTCAGACAACCGCGCGGGATTATCTACTGTTTCTTCAAAGGCCAAATAGCATGGATACTGATTGGAAGAACCTATAATAGCATCTTCAATAAGACGCGCCGTCTCACGCATTATGTCTTGCTCACTACGCAAAGCCATAAGCCTCTCAACAGTTTTTATGGATACCCCGGAACGCTCGGCAACATCGGCGTTAGATAATCCATTGGCCTGCTTCATGTCGCGCATAAACTCACACCAGCGTGGCAATGCCATCGCAGATGTGCGTGGGCCGTCACATCTGACCTTTCTATGTTGACAAGTCAGACACTTGTCGTAGGGTTTTGACTGCTGAATTGGGGGTTTATTCATAATAGCCTCCACTGTTTAAGAATTAACTTTAGGGTACTCCCCTCTTGCAAAAGGGGAACTGCGCAAAAGTTTGCGGTTTCTGACCTTATTTAACGCTGGAAAAGGCCAAAACGCTGTGGTAGGCTATAACCAGGTCGAGAGACCAGCCTACAAGGCGGCGGCGGGGAAGATTGGCTTGGCGGCGACTTCCCTGCCGCTTTTATAAAATTACAAAAGGAGGACACGCACATGGAAAAGAAACGCAACAAACCCCACGACAAGAATATCCGGCTGCATGAGCCCTGCGGCCTGCTCGGCGTACCTCCTGAGAGCGCTGTAAAAATATATGTGCCTGCCGGAGCTGTGGTAATTGTCACCGACAAGCCGGTATATAAAAGGCGCAAGAACCTTCCGCAGTAAATTAAAATGCGGAGGAAAAACAAATGGACTATGACAGGTACACAGATGAAGAGCTGCGGGATATACTTAAGTATATGATAATGCAGCTCAGCGACAAAGAGTGCGGAGAGTTAATGCGGGAGCGGGAGAACGGATTGCCACGGCCTGCGGCCTCGCAATGACAGGCCCCTCCTCAGTCAGCTTTGCTGACAGCTCCCCCCACGGGGGAAGCCTTAAAAAGACGAAAGGAGAAAAAACATGGAAGGCACCGGATATGCACTTGGCTATATGCCCAGGCCCGATATATCAATTACGGATATTTTGGAGGCGGCAATTAAATTGAAAACCGAAAAGACGGAAGAAAGCAACACCTGCACCGGCGCAGAAATTAGAGACGCGCTGCACAAGGTGTGTTTATTGCCCTACAGCGACATACCGAAGGTATACGATGAGTTGTCTCTGGGAAATTGGCCCGAACAGCTCGGGCAGAAGCCGGAAGAGTGGGACAAAATAAGTTGGTTTGAAAGAAGCGAAATTGTCAAGCCCACGCAGGAGAGCATTAAAAACATCTTCGGTGCAAAAATGCTGGAAAGATACCGCTACACGGCCCGGCTCGGCATGACAGATTCTCAGTTTGAGGACTGGTGGGAGTGCGTAGGGAAAAAAGAAAACTCAGACAAATGGAGCCTGGACCCGATATGGTTAATGCTGATAATGACCCTGCTGAGTAAAGGATTTTAAAAACTGCACAAAGACAAAAGCCCCGGAGTGCCGGGGCTTTTTTGTTTTATGGGGAAACGGATTGCCACGCTTCGCTCGCAATGACAAGGGAGCGGGAGATTTTAGAATGGTCAATCAAGGTCAAGGATAAAGTTGGGAAGTGCTTCAACACAACTTATGTAATCATCTAAAAGCATTGATGCATACTCCAGCTGTTCAGAAGTAAAACGCTCGCCGGCGGCAAGATCCTCAAACATACCAATGAGATACCGAGGGCTAACGCCATAAAGTTTTTTCAAATCCTGTTCCATATTGTAAATCTCACTGCCGAGTTCATAAGAAGCGTTTTTCAAAACTTTGGAAGCAATATAATACTCATCTTCATAATAACCTGAAGAAGAAGCACTCCCCGTTTCCAATCCATCTGCATAGCCTTCGTTATAGCCTGCTTTATACTGGGCGTTCAATTCAGCC